TATTGAGGTCTCTTATATCTACATTGAGTTTGCGGAGAAGGGATTGGATTGACCTACCCTTAGAATCACATACCCAGCAGTGCCATCTTTGGGTATCTAAATTTACTTGCAGTTTCTTTTTATGGTGATTACAAAATGGACAATAGTGTGCCTGTTCATTTCCCTTAAGTGATGAACCTACACCCAATGCGGTGTCCAAAATGTTAATGACTGTTAGTTTATTCTTCCCAGATAGCATAATTGGTATATTCTATACAAATATACAACTTTTTTGGGACATAACCAAAACTACCAACCAGAATTCTTTAAATCCGTTAAAAAATCAATTAAAAATTGCATTCTAGCCTTAATTTCCGTTCTTGGCTGGTCATTATCCAACATCACCTGAAGGTCTTTTAAAGATGCAGCTGTAATTAATAATCCATCTTCTTTGTTTGTTAAAAATGCTTCGGAGATTCCGTACTTTTTTGAGATTTCTGTAATTGTCATAACTATTGATTTATAATATCCCTACGGAAGAATTTTCCCATAAGGTTTTCGTTTATTGCTTGGTCATTGGCAAGGACATCGTAATGAAACTGCCATTTTATTTCGTAATATGATAAGGATTTCTTTGAGAAACAAAATTGAATGATTTCTCTTTCAAAGTATTCAGCGTTTCCGGCTTTTACTTCCGATTTAATCCATTCATTTGATGAGTAGTATTTTTCCCAGTCGGATGCTTTCTTTACAACCCTTCTACGAGTCTTTCCTTTAAGGGGTTTCAATCTGCGGGTTTGAGATAAGGATTTTTTTCCTATATAAAATCTATTAGTTCTAGTATCAACTATCTTATAGACAAATCCAACCGCACCTTCAGGTGTGGTTTCTTCCGTAACAATATTTCCATTAAATTTCCAACTCATTGATTACTTCTTAACTAACTTAGAGTATTCGTTATCACCAGGTGAATAACCAGGTGCTTTATATCCACCAGCTACAAAAGGCATTGAGCCGATTTCACCTTGTCTTGCAGATGTTAAGGCTTTAGTATCTTTTTCCAAATCTTTAGAACCAGCGAATGGTTCTTTTGTTGCATCTATTGGAGTTTTATCCAAACCTTTTGTATCAGCTTTTCTATCTTTTGATAAACCACTATATAAATCTACTAATTTTGACATTTTTTCAATATTTTATAATAATAAATATAACGATATCCAGTTTAAGTATCAAAACGAACTATAAAGTTCAATGGATAATCAGGTAAGGATTTAATTGGTCTTGGTAATTTAGCCACTGCTACCATATTTAACTCATCATCATACAATCCAATTGTTGTAATATATGGTGCTAAATATGAACCAGTTGGGTCAACAGAACCACTATATAAATAATCATCAAAGCTACCATGCTTAGTTGAGTCTATTTCTGATACAAATGGAAAATTTTTATTTCTAACATATTTTACACCAGGACTATAAAAAGAAGAAGTTACAGTTTCGGTTGATGCATTTGTTAAACTTAAACCAGGTCTATTAATTATATGTGTAATTTTAGAACCACCATCTTCATATACTGCAGTCGGATTTTGCGAATAATTAAATTCATTCTCTAATACTGAAATAAACACTTCATTTTCAAATATTGTTTTTGTAGAACGAAAATTTAATGTAAAATTATTAAGTACAGACCCACTTATTACATTTTTTGTAATAACTACCAATCCTCTATCATAAAATATATTACCAACAATACTTCCAGTAGCATCTATTAAATTAGAGTAATGGTCATCGGTATATAGTTTTCCAGTAGTTTCATCTTCTAAGGTAAGAGTTCCTATTTTAAGTCCTTCTCCATAATATTGCTGTGGTATTGAAAACACTGCTATTTCATTTTCATCCATAACTCTCTCATCTGCAGATGCGTATGATTTTCGTCTACCAACTTCTGTTAATAAAGATGAAGTTGCTGCATTTGTATAAAATTGTGCTCTTATTGATGCATGTACAACTTTTTTATTAAATCCGTGACTTTTAGAATCGGAATCAATATCAATGAGTGTATTATCTCCGTTTTCTCCAAATATTGGATTTATATCATTTTCATCCAATGTCCATTCTTTATATACCTTAAAAGGTCTAGTAATTACATCAGATTTTGGAATTTCTTTAATCATTTAGTCTTCCGATTTGTATATAAATATTGGTTAAATGAAAAACCCCCATTGAAGGGGGTTCTCTTTATTATATTTCTAATTTTATTAGAATGATAATTTAACTTTGATTAAAACTTCCTTATCAAAAGATTTAACAATTGGTTGAGATGTTTTAGCCACCGCAATCAATTCATTTGCATCGTTTAACAATCCTACAGTTGTAATATAAGTTTGAGGGTCAGTATTGAATGTTGATTCAACAAAAGTACCATCGGTTTTTATATATGTTGGGTTGTTAGAATAGTTAAATTCTCTATTTGTTGCTCTTACAAAGAAATGTTGTGTAGAAATGTTTTCAGTTCTACGAGCTTCAAAATCAGCTCCACCTTTCATAGAAGCTAATAATTTATATTGGTTAAATTGCTCAGTAGTTTGTAATAAACTTCCACTTAAACTACCACTAATTGTGTATGAACCATCTTTAGTGTATATTTTTTGTGTAGGTATATCTCCTACAGTTGCTCCAATTGCTGTTGGGTTTAATACAATAATACCTCTATCAGGATAGAATAAACCATATCCTTGATTTGTGGTTGCATCTACTGATGTTTTTTCAGTTGCATCATTTTCTGTTCCTAAATTTAATGAACCAGAAACAACTTTAAATACTCTACCACTTAAACCCAAATCATCTCCAAATTTCTTACCACTATTATCAATAAACCAAAATTCTCCTTTAGAACCAGAAAGATTTAATGACCAGTTTCCTGCATCCATTTTTTCTCTATATCTACTTCTATTAATATTAATGATATAAACATCATTAGAATCAACTAATGTACCAGAACCATTTTCAAATGAAAATTTAGTATCAGTTGGGTCTAATAACATTGCTCTATATTGAGCGTAATTTGCTTTAGTAGCCATTAATGCGTTATCATTATCTTCTAATGTCATAGAACCACTACCATAGATATGTCCATATGCTAATGCAAATTGAACTTCTGCGGTATCTCCATAAGTTACAGGACTGTAGTCATATACATTTGTATAATAGTATCCACTTTTTGCTGTTGCTTGTGTTGATGATGTGAAAAAGTTATATGCTCCTAAAGAACCAGAATCACCAGTCCATAAACCGGTAGTAACTACTTCTATTTTTGCGTTTACTTTATCAAATTCACCAAATCTTTTATAAATACCAGTTGATATTCCAGCATTTGCAGCAATTTGCTGACCGGCTGGTAATACAGTATTTAATAAAGATATAATTTGATTTGAATCTATTGTCCCAGAATTAGCTAAATCTCTAATTTGGGCGGTTACATTAGGGTCGTTTATTAGTGCCATTTTATATATCTATTTTTTATACGGTTGCTTTATAAGTTACAGTCACAGGTATAGTTTGAGAACCTCCAGTTTCATTACCATAAACAGTCAATGTTGTTGCAATATCAATTGTTAAGTTTGGATTTGGAGTGAATCTAAATTCTAAACCACTTAATACTTGTGCAGTTGTTGTAATTTCTTCTCCTAAGAACACAGGAACAGTACCAGTACCAGTTGCTCCTCTAGTTACAGTTAATGTACCAGCTCTTTGGTCTGCTAATACCATAGTATATCCAGCATTTGTGTTTCCAGCAGGAGATGTTGTTGGTGTTAAACCTACACCACCTTCTAATTGAGTTACACTAATTGAAGGTACACCCAATTTAACAGTTGGGATTTGAGTAGTTCCTTTTGGTAAAGTTACTAATTTGTATCTTAATACTTGAGTTTCATCAGGCGAAGCTTCCGTTACAGGAATTGCTGTAATTGCTGAATCGTAATAAGCTGAACCTTTTGGATGTGCTGGTTCATAAAGCGTATAATCAATCTCATCATCTCCTAAAGCGAACTTTGTGATGTTCAAAGATTGACCAGATGCTAATTTTTGTCTTCCTTTTTTAGTAAGGATTGCATCTACCGTGATTTCTGTGTTATCTAAATATCCCATTTTTGAATTGTTTTTATTCTATATTCTATAAATATAACTTATTTTTATTTTCAAATTAATCCACAATAAGTATTGGTTCACCACTACCTCTACCAGTCTTAGCCACTCTAAGAACATTCGGATTGGTTGTAAATGTTTCTACTGCAGGTAATCCATCTGGAGTTGTTAAAACTCCGTTTGCATCCAATCCTTGTTTAGAACCTTTCCAAAATGAACGTTTAAGTCCTTCTGATAAATTATTTTTGTATTTGTAATGCGTTGGAAAATATCCGTTTAATGCTTTTACTTCTACAATTTCACTACTATCAGCAATACTTCCACTAAAAGGAACTATTGATACTTTATATTTGTAATTGGTAACCGGTACATTTTCATATTTTACTTGGTCACCAGGTTGGTATCCATTTACAGGATATCCAGATACTTGTAATGGAACATTTTTTACATATTGTTGTTTAACTAAATAAATATTTTGTCTACTTCCTGTTAAATGTTCGTTGCCAAATATTTCATCGTATTTATGAACTATACCTACTCCATTTTTTGCATATAATCCAAATCCTAAATTTGAAAGAGAATCTTTCTCCATACCAATTTGCTCAAATTTAAAAGAATCAATTTCAGCCATTAATGTTTCTCCAGTTGGACATTGAATTTCAGAATTATAGAATGGTGCAGAAGCTTCTAACAAATCATAAAAATTATAATCTACCTCAGTTTCATAATTTTCATTATTTCCTTCTAAATTATAAACATCATGTGCATCAACAAGTCCGTTTAAATTATCATATTCAAAATCAAATATTGCAGCTTCTCTTGCATCCAATAATGCATCTTTAGCTAAAGACTCTGCATTGATTTCATTATTTTCATTTATACTTATAGATGTATCAAAATCATTTCTTTCAGATTCTAATTTTTTCCATTTAGTTTTACTTCTTTCTAAATAGTGAGGTTCTATCAACAATCCTTTAGAAACTTTTGCTCTAGCCGGTGCTAAATCAGCAAGTACTTCAAATAAAGATTTATCAATGTATCTTACTAATTGAATATATTCATTTATATTTCTATCTAATCTTTCAAAATAATATTCTCTTAAAACATCCAATTCTTTATACGAATCTTTATATTCATCAGATGGGTCACCAATATAATTATCAATATTGAAATCACCAAATGCTTTTAGGATATCCATATTCAACTCTTTAATTGGAGAGAAAAATAATCCTAAACGATTTGAATCTATTGGAGCTCTATCAAATGATTTCTTAGTTGCTCTAGCTTTATAAGAAAGGTCACCAACTAATTCTTGGTCTTCAAAACGAATTTTATTACCATACCCAAATCCTAATGATGGAACGGTAGCTGTAACAGTTCTATCGTATGAAATATATTGATATGGATATGTAGATGCGGAATATATATAACTTGCTGATGCAAAACTTTCTGCATATATATCACTTATAGCTACATTTTTAATATTAGGGTCTAATGTTCTATCTTTTGGATATTCAAAATCTAATCTAAATAATAAATCATGTGTAGATGCTGTATATGAATTTCCATTTATTGCATCTGGAAATAATGTATGATTTTGAAATTTAGATGGTTGCAATGGAACTCTCCATAAACGGAATTCATCCAACGAACCACTAAATGTGTTACCCACAGATAATGATGAACCACTTTCCCAAGGTGTAGCTGCTGATAACAATGACATACTTGCATATGTTGTTATTCTATGTCCATCGCTAGTTGCTAACAACACTTCGTATAAAGTGCTAGAACCATAGTTGTATTTATTTAATAAAATATTACTATAATTTTCGGTAGATAATGGGAAATCTAAACTACTTGTATATGTATCAGGTCCTAATGCATAAACACCGGATGTTTCAGGTGTTATGTAAATAGTAGAAACAACTGGTGAACCACTTAAAAATGGTTCTTCAAAATAAGGTCCTGCTAAAACAGAAGAATCCCCAAGACTAAAATCTAATCTAACATAAGAACCCGTTGTTTGTATAATATCTAAATTAAATTGACTTGATGATATTATTCTAGTATTCTTAACGATATCAGGTTTAATTCTAAATTCTATTGATTGTGGATATAATCCTGTATTATCAACTTCATGCCATGGTACTGATATTGATGAAGATACCTGTAAATGTATTGCCGCTGTTCTATCATCAAATGTAAACTTAGTACTTCCTCCTTTGTCAGGATCTTGTGGTCCCCCAAATTCCATTATAGTCAACATAGATTGAGGCACACCATAACAAGCCATTACAGCTTTCATAGCTCTTCCAGTTCCTTTATGTTTTAAAATATATGGAAGATTATTTAATATTCTTCTCCAGACTTCGTTATTCGCATCTTTAAGAGGCATTGAATATTTTTGGAATCCATCTTTATAAGTACCAAATGCATACTCCCAAAGGAATTCAGAATTAAATGCTCTTTTAGAATCCCATCCAAGAGATTCAAGCATATTTTTTACTAAATCGTTTGCAATACCTTTTGTCTGAGAAGCCTCTAATTTTTTTAATCTAGATAATCCGTTTATATAAGACCATATTATATCAAAATGCTGGCCAATCATATTCAAAAATGTAAGAAAATCTTCATTAGTAGAATTTTCAGATATATGTTTTGGAATATTATTAATTAAATAATTTGGATTATATTTGTCATATGTTTCTGATTTATCCAATATAGAATAATACCAATTTAATACAGTAGAATCTTCGGATGAATTTAATATATATGTAGTTAAACCAGTAATTGGATGTGTATATTTAGTTTTTGGATATGCTAATACATCTGTTGATTTATATAAGAAGTTTTCATATCCATCAAAACTTCTTAATACTTCATTTAATGATGCAAAAACTTTCTTAGCTTCATTTTGTTGAGCAATACCATTGTAAGATGCAATTTCCCATTGAATATCAAATAAACCATCTTCGGTAATTGTTTGATACCCGTCTTGAGTTAAAACACCACCACTATATCCATCATAAGTTGGTACATAAGTTTCAGCGGCTAATCCTTGATATTTTGATTTATAATATTCTATTAATTTAATCTTATAAAAAAAGTTATTTAATCTTTCAGCAGCTGAACTAAAATTTATAAAATTATTAAATGTATATACAGATCCACTTACATATTGTATATCTAAATTTTTTGTATTGATTCCTAAATTTGTTGCATATTCGTTAATTAAATCCGTAGAAGTAACAGAACCACTAGCAACTAAATCATCATATATTTTATATTCAATTCCATTATCTGCAAATAAAGAAAAATTAGGTCCTTTTAATTGATTACAAACTTCTTCGGTTTCAGATATTAATTTTACTGTTTCAATTATAGGGTTTGATATTAGTTTAGATATCCAAACTTCTTGATTTGGCTGAATTGATGTTGGAATTGCCTCATATGTTTTCAATATAAGAGAATCAAGACTTCCAGTCCAAGTAGTGATTACTTTGTTATCTCCGTTTCCTATATGCAAAAGATGAGTTAAATACTTTGATGTTTCATCTTCAAATATAGATTCATCTAATTGTTGTATAAATGCATCTGAAATTCTATTGATTACTAAACTTCTTGGAATTTGATTTGCTCCTTGATGGAATTTTATTGTTAATATTTCAGCTTTACCAGTTACAACTTCAAATCCACTTATATTATGTGGTACTAATTTCAAAGTTATACTATGTACATTTGCATCATTTTCAAGATTTATGTTTCCTACATTTAGTAAATTTTGAAAATTTAAAGTTACTTTACCATCTGCTTTTTCTTGAATATATCCAAGAGAATCGTTGATATGTATTCTTATATAATCTGTATTTACTGACTCATACGAAATATCAAAGTCAACATTATATCCCACATAATCGGGACCAGTCATATCAGTTGGATATGATATATTTCTTAAGTCAGGAACGCCAACATATATTTCATCTACAACGGACAGTGGTATTTCCAATATATCACCATCGCCATCGGTATTTGATGGTACTAATACTATTTTATAATTTCCAATTTTATCAAAAGTATCCGCTGGAATCAGTACTACTGTTGAGTTTGTATCCTCTATGTTAAGATTACTAAAAGTGTGAGTTTTAGTTCCTATATATGCTGTAATTTTTGTAAGAGGTCCTCCATTTTTTGCTAAAGCAATTGGATAATCTATTTTAGAATGAATATTATATTTTCTAGCTTCTTTGTTAATTACATCAATTACCGGCTTAGGATTTAATACAGATGAAAATTGTTCTGATGTTATATCAACTACATAATTTGTATCTAATGATATTTCTGTTGCTAAACTTTCAGCATTTTCAGGTTGTAGTGTTTTTGGCTTAAATCCTTCAGATGTTGCTTGTATTTTATTTATTTTATACAAGTTTAAATTTGTAGAAGATATACTATATTTAGAACCAGCATCAGAAACAATTAAGTTTATTCCTTTAACTAATTTTACAAAATCATTACTACCTATTTTATTTGCTATTACAGAATTATCAGGTCCATCTAAATTTATTGTTAAATTATATGTTCCAGATTTGGTTTCTATATTTTTTACACTAGATACTTCCATTTTAAATTCCAATGATTTTATTTCATTTGAATCAAATGTACCATCATATGATTGTAATACTCCATTTTTGTAATAATCTATTTTAAAACTATAAGGAGATATGTTTGTATAAATTTGTTTATTTGGTACTATACCAAATACACCATCTTGATTAAATGTTGTATTTTGATATCCAGTTAATGCAGATTGATTAAAATTTGGATTGTTTATAGTATGTATTACATAACTTTCATCAGTAGAAAATCCTTCTTTTTTTAAAGTTATAGTTTTAGTACCATCTCTTACTACTTCACTAAGTCTAAAACTAACTTTATTTGGAGTTGTTCTAAATGTATTTTCTCCATTTACAAAAATAGAACAATTTGGTTGATTAGCAGAAACAGTAAATAAAATATTTGAATCTTGGTTTACAGTACCAGCACTATTATTTCCTCCGATGGGTATTAATGTATTGGTTGCTCCATTATAAATAGAAACACCACCATTTGGTAAAATAAAACCATCAACAGAATTAGCGCTAGCTAATCCCTCAACATTATTAATATTATTTACTATATCGTCTGTATTTCTCATTTATTATTTGTTATAAATAGTTTTGTTGACTAAATTTCTCAGCTATTTGATTATTATTAAATCTACCAGGCATAGTTGGTCCATTACCAGATTCTTTATAATATTTTGTATAATCAGGTCTATCATCTGGGGTAATAACATCTGGTATTGGTCTATTTTCTATTTCTTTTTTTATTTCAATATCCAACGCTAAAACTGAGTTTTTTTGTTCAGCCGTTTTTAATACAGCTTTATTCAATATTGGAGATGCCGTATTTATTGCCACATCTGATGATTTACTTTGTAGTATTGCTTCAGCTGTATCTAAACTTTCCAATTTTGTTAAAGTTTTTGACCCAAATTTAACATCAGGTATAGATAAATATTTATTTAATGTTTGTATTAATAATTTTTGAACTGTAGTTTTTACATAAGCTTTATCTAATGAGATACTTAAACTATTTAATTTTTGTTTACCATAATTTATATCATTTATATCTGATATTTTATTTGTAAACTCATTTATACAAGACTCTAAAAATTTATTATGTATTTGTGTACAAAATAATTCAAAATCTTCTATTTTATATTCTGCTTTAAATTTTGAAAACCATTCTTCTGAATATTTTCTTTTTAATAGGCTTCCTATCTCCGAAGGATTTATATTTTCCACAAAAGATATTGAATATTTTGCAACATCATCTCTAAAATTACCATCTCTCATTAAAAGAACAAATCTTTCTTTTAATTCAGGTTTAATTGATACACCTTTTTTATTTGGATATAGTCTTATTTCTGTTCTAGATGGTGATATTTCAGATATCCATAGTTTATCCAATTCTTTCTCACTACCCACTCTTTTATTTATTAATGTTACTTGAGTTTTAAATATACCATTTGAATATCCAGCTTCTTTTAATAATTTTTTTACATCTATAAAATATTCGCTTGGAAATTTATATTTTTGAAACAAAGTACCTTCTGCTATTAAAAAATAATCACCTATATTTTCATATGTCATTGGTATATATCTAGCATTACCATATCCTCTTTGTGGCAATTGATTATCATTTGAATCATATATTATAAATTCAATAGCATCATTTTCACTAAGACCAAAAAAGGATTCAATTGTACCATTTTCAAATATTTTTCTATCATTTGAATCAATACGATATCCTCTATTTTCTATTATTTCTTTAAATGTTTTAATTGCCATACAAACCTATATTTTATTTTTTCTTAAATAATCTAAAATTAAAAGAAACCTCACCTTTCTTAACACCATTATTTATATTAGTCATTGTAAGCGTACTATTATAGTCATGGTCTTTACCAGCTATTAATCCACCAAAAATACCACCACTACCTTTAGGGTCTTTAGTTGCTGCTTTGGCTGTATCAACTTCTACTTTAACTATTTTAGTACCTTTAGCTTCTATTGTAATTGGAGATATAGCTTTTAATGTATTATCACCTTCCTGTTTAAATTCAACAGTAACTGCAGTTTCTGTTGGATTATATAATTCAATATCAGGTCCGTTTACCCACTCAACATTAAGGCCAGAACTTACATTTACTTTTAAATCAGGATCTGTTGGTATAGTTGTTTTAACAACTTTATAAGTTATATCACCACTTGCTTTCTGTCCCTCAGCTAATTTAGCAGATTTACCATCTATTTGTTCTTTATAAACTTTGTTTTGTTCTTCTAACGCTTGTGTTCTAGCAGTAAGAGAAACTCTTTGAATAGCTTCCGATGTTGCTTTTTGAATTGCGTTTGATAATTCTAAAACCGATGATTGTATTTTTGTGGTTGTTTGTTCTGATTGGTTTTGAGAAGTTGCTGCTATAATGCTTTGACCATCTATCTCAACTCTTAGACTTTGAGTTACTATTTCTAAACTTGTTATTTTTGATTGTAAATCTAATATTTCAGAATTTAATCTAGAATTTTCTTCTGTTAAATCAATTACAGATTGTGTTACTGGATTATAAACTCTTCTTGGTACTGTATCTTCTACTGGTGGTGGCTCTATTGGTAATAGCTCTACAATTACAGTATCTAATGATTTTATTAATTCTTCTTTATTATATTTTGGTCTATTTAATTTTCCATATATAATTCCAGAATCATTTTGATTATCTTCAAATGTATATACGCCCGATTGATTCTTTGTTTTAATTGCCAAAGAACCGCTCAATTGTAATTCACTAATTACTGCTTCGTTTTGTAAACCAGTTTTAAACATTTTAATCCTTTAATATAGTAAAAGTTATATTTTCATCAAAATATTGAATGCTTCCATCCATATTTATTTTAAATTCTATTTTATATACTCTGTTTGCTTCCCAATTTGAAAAATTTGGTTTTATATAATTTCCATTAGAATCACAACTAATTTTTGAATAATTACTAAATGGAATTATAATATCATCAGAATTTACATCTTTAATTTGATAATATGATTCTTTTGGTAGATATTTTACAACATTATATGCAAATGTATCAGAAAATAATTTTTGTGGATATAATTCTCTTCCAAAAATTCTTATCTTTGGGTTTGAATCAACCTTATATTGAGTTTTAAAATTACTAACAGTAACTTTTATATTCTCAGATAAAAGTGGAGATAAAGATGCTGTTGTGAAAATTTGGTCATCCCAGCCAATTCTAATTTTTGGTTGATATATTGTATGTGTTTCTTTACTAAATAATTTAATAACACCATAATCTTCCGTATCATTTTCTACACTTGCTGCGTGTTTTAATATCATACCATTATTTTCAATAGAACCACTAATCCATGCTTTTAACATATTTTTGATATCCATCTGAATATCAGCTGTTTGATAATTGAAAGATTGATTACAACTATATGAAGAATGCCAAACTCCACCCTGTCCTTCATATGAACCAGTACTATCTTCCACAAAAGAACCAATTGGTAACCAATCTAATTTAGAATCACCCTCTCTATAATTCCAAGTAACTCCCTGTGTTGATACATTATCAAATCTAGTTCCAACTCCCATTTGCCAACTTTGAGAAATAGGATATGCATATAAAGTATAGTCTAATGGTATTTCTTCACTTTGAGTTTCTTTTAAAATTAAATTTGCATCTTGCATTTTAATATCACCATTTGATATAGAAGAAGATAAAAATCCCACATCAAATTTAAGTAATGCTCTTGAAACATCTTTAATGTTTCCATAATAAACTTTACTTATTTCTAATATTTCATCCAAACCAGTATTTTGATTTGGTTGTTGTAAATAAACAGATGCATCTTTTGATGCTGTTAAAAAATAGTATGCCATTATCTTACTCTTCCTTTTATATCTTGGTCTGGAAACTTGATTTCGAAAACTGATGGGTCTAATGATGGATATACTATCTTATTTTTAGTTGCCGCATCTATATTATATGAATGTGGTGCATAATTACCTCCACATTTATTTGTAATTTTCATCATAGGAACAGAAGAAACACCTTCCACATTAGCTAATAACAATTCAACTTCACTTAAATTAATAGTTTGATTAAATGTCATATTATCTATTAAAAAATAATCTTTCAATTCATTTATACATTTTATTAATATTTCACTTTTGTTATAATTTGGATAGCAAATTATTTCAAATTCAACTCCAATATTTATAACAAAACCATCAATAAGATTAACACCATCGGTTAATATTTTATATTCATTTAAATATGTTTTAAGATTTTCTTTAACTGCTCTATTAATATTTGTCAAATTTCCATTTAAATCATATCCAAGCAAATATAAATTTATTGCAAATGGATTATTTTTTTCATTTTCATTTGAAGTTTTTCCAACTAAAAATTTTGTAATATCATCTTTTACTTGTGCAGCTGATGGTTCATCTGCGTCTGGCTTAGTAACAAAACTCATAACCAAATCAGTAAATTCTTGCAAATGGTTTGGAGATGCTAATATAGAAGATGGTGAATTATTATCTAATTTACCATCCGCAGCTGCATATACTTTTGCTATTGCTCCAAATTTTGCAGGCATTGCTAATGCTCGTATTTGATAATCTTTTGAAGTTACAACTCTATTTTGTGCTCCAAAATTAGCTAATGCATTTTGTCTTATTTCTTCAATAGTTTCAGTACCCTTTCCACCTGTTGCTGGAATTTCATTATCTATCGCTACTGAATTTTTCATTTTTATATACAATCCTAATTCTTGATTATTAAATGAATTAATATCTTCATCAAATTCAATACCATTAAGTGTTACAATTGAACCAGCAGAAACATTTGATTCTACATTTCCACCAACTAAGTACTTTACAGTTATTGTTGTATTCACAGGAGATGCTCCATATGTTTTTGTTTTCAAAAAATTGGTTGGGTCAAATGAATCTTCTAATCTATTAATTGAATTTGGTAATCCCAGTCCTACATTTTTAAGATTTGGAATTAATTGTTCATCAGATGCAGTTGGGTCACCAGCTCCAAATTGAATAGTTGTTGTATTATCACCATTTATTACAGTTGTAAACCTTTTTGAAGTTTTAATTGTTTTTAAAATGTATGGTACACTTTCTTTAAATTGATATAAGTCAGGATCATTTGCTTCAGTATTTGGTTGTTCAATAAATACCATTTCTTGAGCTAAATACGGAACTTCATACCATTTATTATTATTACTATCCCTAACATCAAGTATCTCTATTACATTATTTTCAGGTAAATCAATAGATTGATATGGTTGATAACTATAAAATTCCATTTCTTTTGTGACAGGAGTACCAGAAATAGCATGAACATATTTTTTTATTAAATACAAAGTAGGTTCTCCAGTAGTTATATCTCTTTCATAAACAGTTATTTCTCTATCAGTAGAATCATTAAAATCCACACTATCTGTTGATATAAATTCTATATTACTATCATTGGATAATGCTTTCATTCCCGCTTTAATTCTTAAATAATATTTTGAATCAGGCATATTACCAGCCCCAGTTCCTTTAGATGGGACTAATTGATATACAGATAATTTAGTTACGGAAGGGGATGTTACTTTTGGTTTATATCCTAAATATCTAGCTAATGGTATTACACTTTGAATATCATCGGCATACATCATTAAAGATTGCTTAAATGTGTCATCTATATAATAGGATAATGTATCTCCAATGTAAGATGCCATTTCAATAAATAACATACCAGGGGAAGCATCACTAAAATCATTATAAGTTTTAGGAAAATATGTTTTTGAAAATTCTATTAAATTTTCTTTAAATTGAGTAAAATCTTTATTAAGATACTTAATATCTTTTCCTTTATTTTTAAAGTTTTTATTTATAGTGTTTATTGCCATGCTATTAAGGATTTATTGCAAAGTCTACTTTAAAATTTTCACCACTATAATTAGCTGTAAAAACTATTGATACTTCCATTGTATTTTTATCTTTTAATTGGTCTGTAGACTTTATATCTATTGATTGAATTGATAATTGTGGTAACCATTTTTTTATAGAATTTGAAATTGTAGTATATATTTTATCTTCAATATCAACTGTATCTTGCTCAAATAGTAATTTTCCTAAATTTGTTCCAAAATTAGGTTGTCCCAATCTTTCACCAGGTTGAGTTAATAATAGGTTTCTAACATTAGCTTTTAATTGAGTAACATTATCATATGCTTGATTAAATGTAGAATTACCAAATTGCAATGGTAAAGTTAATCCTAATGCATATTGGTCAGTATAGTTTATAAAATCTCCTCTATATACATTATCTTGTCCCAATGGTCCATTAGGTAATGCGGGATTATCTCTTTCTAAACTATATTTTCCTACTATTATTGCCATTACTTCTTATTAAATCTTTTTACAAGTTCAGAATAATCTCTATTAAATACCTTATCTAATTCAGGTACTCCAGTTTGAACACCCAATCCAGTTGGTTGAGGTCCTTTAGCCATTTCACCATATCCCATTTTTTCAGCAACTGCAGTTCTTCCTACAATTGAACCCATATCACCTTGTCCAAAACTCATTGTTCTAAAACCACCATCACCCTGTGGGATACCTCCTCTTGTTTCATTAAGGATTTGGTTAATCATTGGGTTTTTACTATATTGCTTTTGTGGTACTTCCTTTGCTTGAACAGATTCTTGTATTTGTTCATCACTTAAAATAGCCTTAACCATTGAAATACCTTTTGATTGTGGTTTTGGTGCTACTTTTGTTTCAGATAGCATTTTTTTCATCTCAGCCTTCACACCTTCCTTAATTAAAGCAGGCAATTGCTCTTTAAGCTCCTCTTTAATAAGAATTTGAATGGCTTCTAATAGTTTATCCATGTCCATAATATTCTATTCTTTGTTTGTTATGTTTATAAATATTTGAATTAAGTATTTTTGGGATTTACCTGCTATTTAGCAAATATAGTACTTCCTACTACCTTTGCGGTAGGTGGATTTAGATTAAGTCTTTCTCTTAATTTATATAAATAATTAATATTTGTACCAGCACCATAATCAGCTGGGTTGTTTGATGTAAAGTCATACCAATCTTTAGGAACATCTTTTAATAAATTGGTTGCTGCTCCATATATGGACTTTGCGTTTGCTACGTTTGGTCCATTTATATAATTTGGACTTGGCTGATGTCCATTTGCCGTAGTACCAGTAACAGGTTGATATTGTGCTGCTTGACTTATTATATCAATTACAGTTTCCGATTTATAATTTGGATTACCTGCTCCTCTTGGTGTATAATGTATTCTAACTCTGTTTAATATAGTACCCATAACCCAAGCTCTTTCAGTTTGATTTGTAGAAGCTTCCGCATATGTTATTGCAACCAATGCGTTCCAATTGGCATCATCTATTGGTTTTCCTAAATATTCTTCAGCTGCTTTTCTAGCCTCATCGTTACTTGCAACAAAAGAAGTTTGTGGTGTGTTTCCATAATTAATAGAAATTGTACCATTTGGTCTATTAAGTGTTGGATATTGTCCTTCCGACAATTGTTCTGATTCAGAGTATGCTCCTATACGTGGGTCACCAGCTATTAAACCCTGTGATGAAAAAGATGTTTCTATATTTTTAGAAATTGCCCAATATGGGTCATCTAAAGATTCTGGTTCTATTTTAACTTTATCAGATACGAAATAACCTTTCCAATTACACACACCAGGAGCAGGAACACCCAATGAAGTTATATAATTTGTGCTACAAAATGCAGTACCCTCAACAGTAGTTAAATGTTGCTTTGCATATCTTATAAAATCATCTACAAGTAATATCTGTTTTTTATTTGGTTCTATTATTGACATTCTATTGAGCTTGTAATATTATATTTGCTATTTTTTTAGCTTGAGATGCGCTCGGATGAAATCCATCACTTAAAGTTCCTATATCAAAAATACCTACAAATTTTGCACCAGTAATTGTTGATTGAATTTGTGCTTGATATTCTTTATATTTTGATATCATAGGAATATATTCAGTCTTATCTTTTACATAAACAGTTGTTGCCATTTTTGTATAATCCATATTAGAATTGGCATAACCAACTATTACATATGCTTTAGAACCAGCACCATTTATCAAATCTACCATCTTTTGCACATTACTAACTGCTTTAGATATACTAATTCCAGAAAACATATCATTAACACCACCATATATGTAAACTTTGTTATATTTTGTTTGTGCTAATTTATCAGGAAGGTTTTGTAACATCCAAGTAGTTTGTTTACCACTAATTGCTAGTGTATCTACTTTTATATTTGGTTTTAATTTTGCTATTTGAGCAGGATAATTATAAGGTCCTTCTGTAATAGAATCTCCTATAAATAATACAGACTCACCTTCTTTCAAAGCATCTGCAGTTCCTTTTGTTTCATTAGAAGAGCCTGGTAATGGTTCTGTTTGTTCTGGCTTTAATTTTACTTCACTACCGGCAATTTGAATTACACCCCATTTACCAGGATTTGTTATTACATTTTGTATTGTAACTAAATTTGCAATAGCTCCTCCAAATATTTGTTTAGTAGATACAAATGGAGGAGGTATATTAGCCATAGTACCCATAGTCCAATAGGAAATAACACCAGCTCCCATTTCACCAACCAAATCATAGTTTGCTTTTGATGATAATCCTTTTTCTAAAGCCATTTTAAAAAATTGTTTCATAGAATCAACATTTCCTTTTGTTAATTTTATATGACTTATAGTATCACCACCTCTTTTTATTGCAGCATCATATTCTCTTGCATATGTTTCGGCAACTAAATCTATGTTATTAATATTTTCAGGTGCATTTGCAACCCTCAATACATTTTCTCTAAATAGGTCCCAAGACATAATTAACCTCCTATTTTATTTTTAATATTGGATACCATACCTTGTGCATTTCCAACAGCCCCTTGAACTGAACTCATAGCTCCCGCTGCTGCAGATTGAACACCACCAACAGCCCCTTGTACAGAACTCATAGCTCCCGCTGCTGCAGATTGAACACTACCAACTGCTCCTTGAACTGAACTCATAGCTCCAGCCGCCGCAGATTGAACACTACCAACAGTTTCCATTACAGAGTTTTTAGCATTTTGAGCAGCTTCCATTGCTGCTTTTAAATCATTTGCTTTTTTAAATTTTTTAGGAACTTTAAGTTCTTTTGGTTTTATTTTTTGCAAAGGTTTTAATCTTAATAATTTTAAATTAGGTATTTTTGGAATATCAGGTTTTTTTGCTAATGCTTTTAGTTTATTAGCAGTATCCATAGCATTTTTTAATTGTGCATTAGCCATATCACCAACACCACTGGCCATCCCACCAGCACCAGCTACCAATCCTTTTGCAGATGATAATGCATCTGCTGGATTTACTGGTAGATTTAGTCTTGCTGCTACTCCAGTTACTATACCGCCTGCAGAAGATTTTATATTTTCTCCACTTGTATTTATAATATTTGTTACATTATTAGGCATATACTATGATGTTTGATTTTGTTTACTTAATATATTATTTAATTTTTCAGATATTGAAATAAAATCATTAAAATTTTCAGGTCCTAATGCAGTTGGTCCAGATGGTGTTAAGTATTGTTGTGATAATATTGCTGTTATTAATTCTTGCAATAAATCTACTAGCTTTTGTCCCTTAACCATTGGTTCTAATTCATTATTTCCAATAAAAACAGAACCATTACCAGTATACATAACAATATCTCTATCATTTGTAACAATATTAATATTATCTTTTACATTTATATCAATTCCCAATTTATTATCAATTGACATACCACCATCAGAAATAAATCCATAATTCTTTTTAGAATAAAATAGCATTTCTGCATTTTTTGCAGATAATATAATTCTACCAGAATTTAAAAGTATTTGGTCTCCTATTAATTTTGAAGGATAATCCATAAAAGATTCTGGCTTGGTTTCAAAATTAGATGTACCCGATTTATTAAGTACTCCTGGTTTAAAATTTAATTCATACTGATTAGAAGTCATAGCTATTATACTACCATCTCTATTAATATCTTCTTCTATTGTTGAAAAATAATCTTTAGATTTATTTAATTCATTCTCAACATTTCTTAAAATTATTACAGGAGAAAATGTATTTTTTACATTATTATATGCAGAAAATCTTATTGATTGTCCAAATCTAGATTGTATTAAAGAATCTCCTTCATATAATTTAAGCTTATGAATTTTTTTATCTTCTAAAAAATATTTTCCAAATTTATCATATTTTGCATTTGTATTTATATTTGAATTTGGTATTTTTGTTGATTCTACATTTTTATATGAAGTTATACTATTGGATACAGCCTCTTTTGATTTATTCAACTTTGATGATATTTCTGTATTATTTGCACTATTATTTGGTGTAAAATCACGCTGTATTCTTTTATAAAAAGTACCTAAATGATTTCTAATTATTTGTACTTTTTCATTTACAACAGGAATTGTTGTAAAATTTTTATCAATTGGCATAGCGGTTGGTAAGTCATCAGAAGATTGCAAATTATTACCATATTCTCTAAAAAGAATACTACCAATATCTGCAATACTTAATATATTTTTTTTAATTAAGCTATGAGTTTCATCTAAAATAATATCATAAACAATACCAATATCACTTTCTTCTAATGAGGAAGTATCACGTTCTAAATTGTTAGCTTGAGAAAGCCTAGCTGATATAAATTCTCCCATATTATTTCATTTTCTTTTTTAGTTCTTCTAATTCAAATTCCAAATCATCAACTCTCTCAACTTCTTGTTTAGTTTCATCCAAATCTTTAAGTAATTGCTCTTTTTCAAATGCAGATAAAAATCCTTCTTGTCCTTCGGTTTTCTTTTCAGATGCTATAATCTTAGTTGCGATTGTTGCTAATTTAACCAATTGGTCATCATTCTTTACGGAACTATCTACCAATCCACCAATGATAGGACCTAATGTTCCCATATCACCAGCATGTCTTACCATTTTCTTAAGTTCTTCTATAAGACCACTAATTTTTTGCTTTTTTGATATTTGATTGTTATAGATATCCTCAAAAAGACCACTTAATGATTTACCTTTAAATAATTCGAATTCTGTTG